TACGAACACATTATAAGGATATTGCAACATTAATATCATATGCTGATTTGCGTTATGGTAACGGTGATGTATATAGATATAATAACTTTGTTAATAGTAAGCAAACACCACCAGGATATTGGTATTATATTAATAACAAAATGTATCATAGATTGTCGTGGACAAAACAAAAACTAATAAAAAATGGAAACGATGCAAATAAAACAGAATTCGAAATAATGGATGATCTAGGGGCCTTGCGGATATATGATGCAGGTCATATAAAATATATATTGGAGATGTAATGATGATAGCTGAAGAAGATGAAATTGTAAGTATTGAATACATTGGTGAACGAGAAACTATTGATATAAATGTAACTGGTAATAGATTATTTTATGCAAATGGTATATTAACTCATAATTCAGCAGTCGATGAACTAGAATTTGATCATAGTCATATATCTGGTGGTATATCTAAAATCAACACAGCTGATAATGTATTTGGTATTTTCACAAGTAAAGCAATGAGAGAACAAGGACGATATCAAATGCAATTAATGAAAACTCGTTCTAGTGCAGGTGTAGGACAAAAAGTAGAATTAAACTTTAATGTTGATACATTGCGTATAACTGATCCTGGTTTACAAACTAATGGAAATGGCGGTTATGCCCATTCTGCACAACTACAACCTACTATCACACAAGCGACTAATTCAGCAGTATCAATTACTTCTAATGTTGTAGATCAACCAAAAGTTGTTGCAGAAGTTAAAAGTGCTAAGTTACAATCTTTACTAAGTAAAATTAAAAAGTAAAGTAAATACATTAATAGAATAGGATTAATAATGCGACATAGTTTATTAGAAGAATTAGAACAAATGCATCGACCAAAAGATGCTAAATATATAATTGAATCAAGAGCTGATAATATTATTAATAGTGCTATCAATTTACTTGATTTAATTAGCGAAACATATTCAGTAGAAGAATCTAATGATTTAACTCGTAAATTATTGAATAGCATAAAAAATAAAGATGTATTAAAATTTAAGCGTAGCTTAGGAAGAATCAATGAAAGTAAATGAAGTATTAACAGAAGGTCCATTAAGTGATATAGCCAGTGGAATAACTAAAGATATTAAAAATATCAATAACAAGACAGGACTTTCTAAAAAAGTAGCTAAAACATTTAAAAAAATGACTGCACCATCAGATGAGAAAAAAGAAGAAAATAGAACTATTGCTCGTAATAAAATAGCAGATGCATTCTTCACTAAATGGGTAATATTAATTGATCGAATGGTTAAAAAGGCACATTCGTTAAATTCTGAAGTAGGTGAAGTTATAGTCACTAAACGATTAAATCGAGCTGTATTAAAAGCTACTAAAATAAATCCAAAAAGCGACGTATTATTAAAACCATTATTAACATCAATTGTTGATCGTACATTTGCATTGATTGATGATGAAAATGCAAGAATGGCAGATGATATAGAACTTAAAACTCGAATTAACCAATTATTTGGAAAAATACACAGAATAACAGCACTTCGTGATACTACCGATACACTATCGAAATATAAAAACTTAAAAGTTACAATGTATTGTAATGACGATGATCAATGTTTTGTTAGTAAAAGAATGAACACCGATGACGAAAATAAATTTTTATTGTTATTAGACTTAACATCTGACGACGATGTAACTGGTGATATAGTTAATTTCGATTGGGATGGCAAATCTAATAAAACTACCAATGAAGATTTTAAAGAGACAAAAAAACAATACACGGATACAGATGTAGGTTTATACAAGACAAAAGGCAGAATCACACAAACTGATAAAAATAAAATACAATTTACAAAAATAGGATAATATAAATGACTTCAGAATACCGACGATTAATGAACATTATGGAAGGTGGTAATGTTTTTAAAGATGAAAAGAAAATACCTGTTACACAACGTATTAATAAAGCAGATGTTGTACCAACATTAAAATGGTTAGAAAAAGTTATTAATTGGCCTCTTGTTAATTACATGTTAGGTACAACTGGCAATAAAGAAACATCAGGTGATCTTGATGTTGCTATTGATCAAAATAAAGTAACTAAAGATGAAATGGTTAATCGTTTAACTAAATGGTGCGAAGAAAACGGATTAAATCCTAAAGGATATATTAAAAAAACTGGTATTAATGTTCATTTTAAAACTCCAATAAATGGTGATCCTAAAAATGGTTTTGTACAAACTGATTTAATGTTTGGCAATCCTAAATGGATGAAATGGGGGTTACGTGGTGCAGCTGATAATTCACCTTTTAAAGGCATGCATAGAAATATTGTTATTAATAGTATGGCTAAACCGAATGGTTATTCGTGGTCTGGTGCAGCTGGACTTAAAGATAGAGAAACTAAGGAAGTTGTAACACATGATCCTAATAAAGTTGCTAAGTTATTATTAGGACCTACAGCTACTATGGCAGATTTAGAAAGTGTTGAAACTATTGTTGCTAAAGCNAGAACATTGCCNAACTTTGAAGAATTAATGGCAATGGCAGTAGAAACATTAGCAAAAGATAATTTGATGTTGCCAATTGCAGAGAATGCAGATTTTCATAATAATGATTCTGACGCATATTTTCTAGCACGATTACGCAATAAAATTATGTCAACTGGATCATCAATGTTAAATGAACATAAAGTATTAATGGAAGGTGCAAGAATAGAACATCTTGAAGATTTAGTTTTAGTTGAAGGAAGTAGAGGTATACAACGTGCAATTGCATCATTGAAAGATTTAGCAAATAACAATACAGAATCCATGAGCATCAAACTTGATGGAAAACCAGCAGTTTGTTTCGGACGTGATACAGATGGGCGATTTGTATTAACTGATAAAGCAGGGTTCAAAGCAAAAGGGTATGATGGAATGGCAAAAAGTCCTGAAGATATTGTAAAAATAATGTCAATGCGTAAAGGTGATCGTAGTGAATTAAATGCAATGTATGCAAAACTTTTTCCTATATTTGAAAAGTTATTTCCTAAAAACTTTACTGGATTCTTTTTTGGTGATTTATTATATTCGGATACTCCTACAAAAAATAAAAATGGTAAATTACAATTCACTCCAAATATTGTTACATATGAAGTTGATTCTGACAGTAATGTAGGACAAACTATTGCTAATAGTGAAGCAGGTATAGTAATACATGGTTATTTTGAAGATAAAAATGCAGAGTTAGTACCTTTATCAGGACAACAAAAACAATTAAATAAAGTATCTGATGTATGGTTAACAACACCGGAATTTTCATCTAAACCAAATGTTCAACTTGATACAAAATCAATAAAACGAATCGAATCTGTATTGAGTAAGAGTGATGCAATTGANAAATTTTTAGANCCNACTNATTTACGAGCTAAGAAAATGGTAGTATTACCTGCATTGTTAAAACAATATATTAATTCTAAAGTTCGTGATGGTAGTTTTGAAAACTTAGCAAGTGATTTTATATCATGGTTAAGTACAAGTAGAGCATCAAGTGGACAACAACAAAGAATTATAGAACATTTGCGTGAACATAAAGAAGGTTATGTTGCTATATTTAAAAGTTTTGTTTATATTACTCAAGCCAAGACAGATATTATTAATCAATTAGATAATCAAACAGGTGATATTAGTGCAAGTATTGCAGGGTCAAAAGGTCATGAAGGTTATGTATCAAACACAACAGATGGTATGATTAAGTATGTTGACAGGTTAAAATTTACTAGTTTGAACTTCAATACGAATAATCCTAAAACATAGAAAAAATGAAAAATAATATAAATAATAGTATAGTTGAGGTATTCAACAACTCGAGAGAGTTTTACATTTTAGGAGAAATAAAATGGCTGGAGTAACAAAAATTAATCCAATCGTAGTAACAACAAATTTTGAACAAGTTGGTAAAAACGTAACATGGTTCAACGTAGTATTCGCAGTAAGCCCAGTAGCTTCTACGGGTCCTTTAGGTGCAATTCAAACAGTTTATGCACAAATTCAAACAATCAGCACAATCATTGCTGCAGGTCCTGTTTCTGCAACAGCACAATTCTTTTGGTGTTGAAGGTGTAGTTTTTCTGCAACTGATCTTGCACAAGTAACAAGCTGCTATTCAAGCAGTTGGAATAATTGATGGTGTTGTATTTATCTGGTGCAACTGTTGTTGACTAAACAGTTAGTTATNGCTTAATAATTNTTTTAATANTTATATTAATTAGCCTAGTTCATCTAGGCTTTTTATTGCCTGTCGGAAAGTAATAGCTAAATACGAATATGCAAAAGGTAACAGTATATACATTATTTGATATTACACAAACTAAAATAGTTAGACCGTATAGTGTGTCGGCATTGAAAGCACATAAATCTATAACTACTAAGAGTGGATGGATACAAGCACGAAATCAACAATCAAATTTTGAAACAATTATACAAGT